GCGCTCACCGCTCTTGCTCTTCACCAGGCTCAACCACTCCTCCATGAAGATTTCAGCGGAAGGCTTCTCCGTGTACGCCACACTGTTGTTGCTCAGACCGCGTTGAGGGTTGTCCTGCCACCACTGACCGCTCTTGGCGTCGCGCATGCGTTGGTCGCTCAGGTTGCTCAGGCTGATCAAGGCGCTGCGGCGCACCCCGCCCACCACAACAATCTCGCCAATCATGCACATCAGGTCGTGCACCTCAAGGCTGTTCAGCTTCCGCACGCGGGCTCGCTTGAACGTGTCCACCGTGAACGTGAACAGGCGTTGCAACGGGGCTGGACCCGAGGCGCGGCCACCAAACGTCTTGAGGCGTGCTCCAGCGGGGCGCACCTTGCTGTAGTCCACGGCGGGGATATCACCGTTCCACAGGTGACTGAGCAGTGCGTGGTACGCCTTGGCCCAACCTTCCTTGCTGTCAGCAACGACAATCACGTCCTCGCTGGGGCTGAGTACCTCCGGTACAGGCGGCAACTTGCTGACTTCCTGACGCTCGCAGCTGAAGCCCACCCCGGTGCCGCACATCAGGATGTACAGCGCCTCAGCGAACGACCGCTTGCTGTTCACCGCCAAGTAGCTGCAGTTGAACCCGGCAATGTTCTCACGCTCCAGAGCCTCGCCTGCCGTCATCAGTGCGCGCATGGAAGGCATGACCTTCAGCGCGGTGATGGCCGCCTTCACCCGGCCTTGAAGTACCTCAGTGAACTTGCGTTCTGTCTTGTTGTCAAAGAAGTCAATGTACCGCTGGACGGTTTCCTCCCAAGTCTCCCGGCGTCCCAAGTCGTCGCGCCACCGGCTGTAGCGGCTGATATGAATGTAAGACTGATACAAGTCCATGCTCTTTCCTTTTGTAAATGCCCTGACGGGCGGGTTGATGTCATGTGGGTTGCTCGGTGGTGTCGGCTATGAACCGCGCCAACAGGCGTGCGGCTTCGGCCTTGGCTTCGGCCTCACGGGTGAACTTGAGAACTTTGTCCTGCGTGGACAACAACGGGATGTACACCTCCAGCGTGAACGGCTTGGCCGGTATCACTCCGCCAGCGGGGCGGCGCGGGTTGTTGTTCTCATTGACCAGCATGGCCACCTTGCGCTCACCGTACTGGCTCTCAATGTAGCCTACCTCGGCGTGCAGCTTGGGGTGACGCTGCCAATGAATGTTCTTTACTGAGATGCGCATATACCGCTCCCTCCACAAGTTGGGCAAGGTGACGTCACCTTCTTGTTGAACCCTTTCTGTTTGTACACTGTGCCCGTACCGGCGCACCGGGTGCACTGAGCTTCCTCCGTGCGCTCCACAGCATCGTACTTGCGGCGTGCCTCTTTGTCCCCCAGTACCGCGTAGGCTCCGTTGACACGGGCGCACAGGTCATGAGCGTCCTCCAGCTTACAAAGGTCGGGGTGGAACGCTCGCGCCAACGTGCGGTGTGCGGCCTTGATAACGTCCGGGGCGGCTCCGGGCGCTACGCCCAACACCGCGTAGTGATTGTCTGCGTTGAGCACTCTGGCTCGGGCTTCTTTGATGTTCACAACTGGCTCCTTAAAACTTCTTGCTGGCGCTGATGGACGTGTGCTTCTCATACTCGGCGCGGACTTCACCCCAAGGGGCTTTGCGCCACTTGTCAAAGTTCCGCACCGGCCACACCACCAGCTGTTGTCCGTTACTCAACCGCACAGGCGCTCCTGCACAGCACGGGTTGTAACCTTCCCGCTTGAACTCTCGGCTCAGGGCGTTGGCGCTAGCCTTCTTGTTGCCCAGCGGGTCGTACAGCGCGTGAAGCTGCTTCATGGTGAACAAGTCGCCCGTCATATTCGCCTGCTTGAGCATGTAGTCCGTGTTGCGCCGGAACTCCAGCACCCACGCACCCAGTTCGCTCTTGCCCATGTCAATCATGGCCTTTTTGCCGTCAGTGACGGGCGCGGGCGCTTGTGGGTCAAAGTCCCCCAGGTCTAGGCTCAACAGGTAGTGCCACAACGCGGCTATGCCCTCGTCGCTGTCACGCCACGCCACGTACCGCTTGTAATTGACGAACTTGCCGGCCTGAGTCTCGTGCACGTAGAAGCGCCGGTCGTTCTCATCCATGTAGAACATATCCGGCTCGTTGGACGTGTAGTAGTAGTTGATCAAGTCCTCAAGGAAGTAGGACGGCACGTACTTCGTGTTGATACGCAACAGCTTCTGCGTGACCATGGTCATCAGCTTCCGCATTAGCTTGCGGTCGCCCTTGGCGGTGATATCGTCGCACAGCGCAAAGCACTTGCTGTCGGCCCACTCGTTGCGGTCGTCCTCCAAGTCCGCGTCCTTGAGCTCCACTGAGTGCTTCATGCCGTACACGCGCATCAACGTGTGCCCAATCAACGTCTTGCCGCTACCGTGAGTTGGCCCCCATACCGCCATGGCCGTGGCCAACTTGGCTCCGGGGTGTTGAATGGGGTACGCTGCCCAGCGTTCAAACCACCGGCGTGCCTCGGGTGCTCCGGCAAATATGTGCTCCATCAGCTCATGCCACGGGCTGACGTCCCCCGGTATAGGCTCCGTAACTCCCCAGCCTGTCCACGTGTTGAGGTATCCGTCCTCGGTGATGCGGGCGGCTCCCGGCCTGAACGCCAACCCCAAGCACTCGGCTCGCGCCTCCCACTGCAACCAAGCGGTGGCTGCGGGCTTTTTGACGCGGGTGGTTCCGCCCTTGGGCATGGGCACCTCCGCCCAATAGTGGACGTTGGCAAATTGGTGAGACGTGAAGTCACTCGGGCTCATGCGGCGCTTCAGCTGGTGGTCCCAGATGATGCCGGGGTCGCGCACGTACACCACCCGCTCGCTCAGGCCGTGGAGCACCTTGGCGGCGTCGTAGGCGTAAGTCTTCTCGCTATCCAACAGTTCAGCAAACGCATCTGCGCCCCGCAGAACGATGAAGTCGTCCAGCCCACACTTGGCCAGTTCCTCTTGGGCGGGTAGCCGGGTGATGTGTACCAACGCGCCTAGCTCGGTGAGGCGTTGCGCCAGCCGTTGCTCTGCTTGTAGGACGTTGGGGTTGGTGGCGGAGTCGCTGTCGTAGCAGATGTACACCACGCGCTCACTCCACTCAAACTCCGCCAACGCGGGTATCAGCATGTGGTTGTGAGCGTTGCTTTGGAAGCTGTACACGCCTCCCAGCCCGAGGGTGGGGAAGCCATACTTGGTAGCGCACGCTGCCTTCAACTCGCCTTCTGTGATGACCAAGGGCTGAGTGGCGTCACTAGCCATGTCAACCCAGTTCACAAACGGAGGCAAGTACACACCCGACTCGCTCTTGGCGGGTTGAACGTACCGGAGGGGCTTTTTGCCGGCCACTGCGTCAAACCCCTTCAGGGTGCTGACCACGTACCGGGCGCGGAAGAACTTGTCAACCTTGCCTTGCAAGGTGAAGTAGGGGATTTTGAAAGCGGGGAACTCGGGCAGCTTGAGGGAGCGCATGCCCATATCTGTGAGCGGCTCCAGCTTCATCAACCGGGCGTCCTCCTCGTCCAGAGCAGACTGCCCTAGCTTGTCCAACATGCGTTGGTGAACGTCCTCACGGGTGAGTGCTCCGTCATTCTTGGTCTTCTGTTTGGAGGCTGTCATGCGGCTCCTCCCCGGCTACGGTCAGGGTGCTTTGAGGTAGCGGTCGCCCCACTGGCAGGAGCCGACAGAACGCACCAGGCAGGGACAGCCGCCGTAACTCGGTGACCGCTCCTCAAAGCCCGTGCAGTATAAGCTACTGGTGTTGCGAGCGTCAAGGCGATGTTATACATGAGGTGTAATCTCCTTGCTGCCTTGGAACCGGCGTCCGTCCGGGAGCGTATATATAAGCTGCTCAAACCGGCTTACTGCCGTCACTCCGTCGTAACGGAGAACCTTGCCCACTGGTAGCTGACCCGTCATATAGAACACGGCCAACTGAGCCTCTGACCAAGACCGTCCTCCCCACGGCACCGCTATACCCGTGCCCCGGTTCATAGCAGACCCGGCCACCCTACCTATACCGGCGCGGGGGCTGGGGCGTACCTTCCACCGGAAGCAACCCTCTTCCGGGTCGTAGCTGAACGTGTTGAGTAGGTCGGCGTGAAGTAGCGCCAACTCATTCTCTGCTGCCTTTGTGTTTAAGAACGCAGGGTTGAGCAGCGCCCTAGCGGGGTGCGTCATGGTTATGCCTCCAGGTTACGGGGTTGAAAGTGCGGTATCATACTGCCTTTATTACCCGGCGTAAAGCGGGTGTTGAGGTTGTGAGACTCTGTGTGCTAGGCTTCTCCGTGTAGTAGAAGTTGACACCTAAACTGCCCGAACTTGCAACTTCACGCTTTGAATTGTGAAGCTCGGGGTCTGGGTTTCTGAGTGTTCTAGGGTCTGGGTTGCTCCGTGTCTCCGTTGGTCCGTGCTGTATTTAATGGCGCTTACGTCAAGGCGAACAAGAACACGATAACGATAAGAACACGACAACTGGAGGAGCTTCACAAACTTAAAAAATTTGGGACGCAGCTCCTGCATCCCAATCATTACTTCTTTATTGACCCTCCCTGTCCTCTTTAGTAAAAAACATGAAGTTGAAAGTCCTACAAGGTGTTTTTGTTGTAGAGACCACCACTTACGGCGCTTTCAAATTTTTGAAAATGTGAAGTTAGGATTCAAAGCTGCCACGCGAAGTACCAAGTGATTTGTCACACCCCGTTTTGGGACACACGGCAGGAAAGTTTCTGGGAGGCTCTAGTATTGTGATTTTACACAATAAACGAATAACGCAATTGCGTTAAAAAGCACAACCGGATACCTAAGCGCACGCGGCAATCCGGTTCACGCAGACGCGCAGATGTGAAGTTCCAACTGCTCCGGTTCTGCGTCTCCGTCAATATCGGCTTTACTTCGCGCCACGTAGCGGGTTATAAGCTGCGCGCATATAGAAGTCATACCGGAGAAACGACAAATGGCTACCCGCAACATCACGCCCCGGAAGGTCAAGCTCACGCCCACCGACATTCCAGGTGTCTTCCGTAACAAGGTAGGCACCTTGGTGGACGAGAACAACGTCGCCCTCAGCTTCAAGGCGCTGCGCACCAAGGATCAAGAACGCTTCAGCGAGGCACTCGGCGGAGGCGAAGTCACCCAGCCCGCAGAGCTACTCAAGGCAGTGGCGTTGGACCCACGTCTGCCCCTTCATACTCGTCTGGACGCTGCCAACAAGGCGGCTCCGTACTTCACGCCAAAAAAGGTGGCCATCCAAGGCGTTGAGGGTGCTGCACCCATCGGCATTCAGGACGTGGCGGCTCTACCTCAGAAGGACTTGGATAGGCTGGAGGCGTTGTACGCTCAGGCCGCCAAGTTGTTGGGGTCTGCGCAATGACGCCAGGAGAGCTCAGAGCACGGATGGAAGCGGTGAAGGCTGTACAGGCCGAACGCTCGCTCTGGCGCTTCCTGCGGGACTACGCTTGGCCAGTGTTACAACCGGGCACGCCCTTTGTAGACAACTGGCACGTCCACGCCATATGCGAGCACCTGGAAGCCCTGAGCCGGGGTGAGATCAAGCGTTTGGTGATCAACCTCCCCTTCCGGATGTTGAAGTCCACTATCATCTCACAGGCGTTTCCTGCGTGGGAGTGGCTGGAGAAGCCCCACCTCCAATACCTCACCGCGTCCTACGCCAAGGACGTGGCCACACGCGACGCTGTCGACAGCAGGCGCATCATTGAGTCTCCTGCATACCAAGCGGCTTGGGCTGACAGGTTCCGCATGACCACAGACCAGAACGTCAAGACTCGCTATGAGAACAACCGTAAGGGTAGCCGGGTTGTGACCGCTACGGACGCGGCAGGTACGGGCTTCGGCGGCAACCGCATCGTCATTGACGACCCCGTCAGCGCCTTGGAAGCCGACAGTGAGACCGCCCGCGCTCAGTCCATTGAGTGGTGGAAGGGTACAGCATCCACGCGCCTGAACAACCCCAAGGAAGACGCCATCATCGTGGTGCATCAGCGCCTACACGTGGAGGACTTGACCGGGTACATTCTGACCAATGAGAAGGGCTGGGAGCACTTGGTGCTGCCCATGCGGTACGACCCAGCACTGCGGAAGACCACGTCACTGGGGTTCCAAGACCCACGGAAGGTGGAAGGTGAGCTCATGGCTCCTGAGCGCCTGGACGACGTCACTGTGCGTGAGATGGAAGAACGCTTGGGCAAGTACCACACCAACGCACAGCTACAGCAGAACCCATCCAGCCGTGAGGGGTCGATATTCAAGGTGAAGGACTGGCAGTTCTACCACGTTCCACCTGAGCAGATGGCAGCCGACATGGAGGAGATAGTGTGGAGTTGGGACTGCACGTTCAAGGACGGCACGGGTACGGACTACGTGGCCGGGCACTGCATTGGCCGGAAGGGTGCCAACAAGTATCTGCTGGACCGAGTATGTGAGCGCATGGGGTTCAGCGCCACCAAGACGCGCATCCTGAACGAGCACGCACGCTCACCCTTCACGCGCAAGACAATTGCCGTGCTGATTGAGGACAAAGCCAATGGTCCAGCGGTACTGGACGCATTGGAAGACGACGTACCCGGCCTGACGCCCATCAGCCCTCAAGGGGGCAAGGTGGCTCGGGCCAACGCTGTACAGCCACAGCACGAGGCAGGCAACTTCTACTTGCCCAGCCCTACTCTGCCGGGGTACGAATGGGTGAATGACTTTGTTGACCTGTTTGCTCGGTTCCCTGGCGTGAAGAATGACGACGACGTTGACGCTTGGACTCAGGGTGTCAACTGGTTCACCACTCGTGAGAATTTCAAACGACCTTCGGTTGCCCCTTACGTGGGTGGCGGCCGCACTTTCAACTAGGAGCCTTGTATGAGCAACCGAAACTTTTTCACACGCCTATTTTCTCGCCCCTCTGCCACTGGCACGGTGAGTGACGGCTCAGTCCCCGGCGCACAGGTGGCGCTGTACGAGGAGGAGGCCACCACGCAGCTGGTGCGCCTGCTCACTAAGATTCCTGACTTGGACGAGGTGCTCAAGCAGGCAGGTATCCGGCGTGACCGTCTGCGTGCGTTGATGTACGATGATGAGATTGCTCAGGCGTGTGAGACCCGCTTGGACGCTATGCTGGCCACACCTTTCCGGGTTGAGCCCAGCGAGGACACTCAGGCCAAGTTGATCATGGACGTGCTTGCCCCAGTGCTGCAGGACGCAGTGAGCGGCGCTTGGCAGGCTCGGCTCTACGGGTACAGTGTTATGGAAGCCGTGTACTACCAACGCGAGGACGGAGTCATTGCCTTCAAGTACCTGGGGGAGAAGCCCTTCAGCTGGTTCGAGCCCAAGCCCGACGGACGGCTCATGTACTTCCCTGACGACGGCTCGGGCGGCAGTGTAGGCATTGAGGTCGACCAACGCTACAAGTTCTTCCTGACACGCAGCCGCCCCACCTACATGCAACCCTACGGGGAGGCACTGCTGTCCCGGCTGTATTGGGCTTGGTACTTCCGCAACAATGGTTGGCGCTTTTGGGGCAAGTTCCTTGAACGCTTTGGCGCTCCGCTCTTGGTGGGCAAGTCCAGCGACCCCAAGGAGATGGTCAAGGCGTTGCTCCTGGCTCACAGTCAAGCGGTGCTGGGTATCGACAAAGAGGACAGCGTGGAAGCCGTGGGCGTACCTGCTGGCAACAGCGGTCAGTCGTTTGAGATGTTTGAGGCTTCTGTCACCCGACGCATTCAGAAGGTAGTGCTGGGGCAGACCTTGACCTCTGGCACTGACAACGGCAGTGGCAACCGAGCTCTGGGCCAGGTGCACGACGCGGTACGGATGGACAAGCGCAACAGCGACATCATGCTCGTCTTGCCCACAATGCAGAAGATTGTGGACGCCTTGTGTGAGCTCAACGGATGGGCCAAGCACGAGGTGGTGTTCGCTGACGAGGTGGGCTTGGAGAAGGAACGCGCAGCACGCGACAAAGACCTGTATGCCGTGGGCGTGCGGTTTGAGAAAGGGTACTTTCAAGACAACTACGATTTACGTGAGGAGGACTTCACGCTGAGCAGCGAAGCGCCCGTTGCCGGCTTACCTCCAGCCGAGCCTCAAGGTGGCGGGGGAGCTAATCCCGGCCAGACCGGCGATGCCAATGCTACACCGAACTCAGGCAATAGCGCCAAGGCTGCTCAGACGCCTCCTCACCTTTTTACAAAGCACGGCTCCGGCACGCGGTTCACTCAGCAACAACAGCTGATTGAAGACCAGGCCGACGCTTCCTTGAACCAAAGCGGGTTGCCCCTCGACCCCGCGCAGGTTCGTGCCGCAGTGTTGGCGGCCACGTCTCCCGAAGACTTGGCTGACCGCTTGTTCGCACTGATGGGCGACAAAGTCAGCACTGAGCAGTTCAAGGTCACGTTGGAGCACGCCCTGTACGCTGCTGACGTGCTGGGGTACGTTCACAGCGAAGGCAAGGTGTAACATGGCCACCGCACTCAGCTTCATTGAGGCCATTGAGTACGCGGAGAGCCGGAACGTGGTACTGCCGGACGAGTACTACGGCAAGCTGGTGGGTATTCAACGCAGTCAGTCCGTCAGCATTGCCGGGTTGGCCAGCCTGGAGCAGATCAAGTTCGTGATTGACTTGGTGGCCGACGCCTTGCGCAACGGCAAGACGCTCAAGGACTTTCAGAAGGCCGTGAAGTCCGGCTCCACCAGCGTGGACCTACCGGCGCACCGCTTGGACAACATCTTCCGCACCAACATGCAAGTGGCGTACAACCGGGGGCGCTGGCAACAGCAGAAGACGGTGAGCTCTAGTCGACCCTACCTGATGTATGACGCTATCAACGACAGCCGCACACGCCCCTCCCACTTGGCCATGGACAACACTGTGCTTCACAGGGACGACCCGTGGTGGAAGACTCACTACCCACCTTGCGGCTACCGGTGCCGGTGCACCGTCATCAGCCTGACAGAGAAGCAGGCTCAGAAGCGTGGCGTCACGTCCTCAGCGCCAGAGGTAGACCCGGACGAGGGCTGGGATTGGAACCCCGGTGAGGACTACGGGGCGGGTGTGCGGCAGGGCTTGGACGCCTTTGGCGATGACCTGGAGGGTGAGCAGCCACAGCTGAAGAAGGCCATTCAGCAAGCCAAGGCCAAGGTCAAAGAGCAGGCAGATGAGGCCGGGAGTGACCTCAGCGGTGCCCCTAAGCGCAAAGCCTGAGCAGCAGAGAGCAGAGCGGTGCACTTATTGAGCAAAAGGCTGCAGGGCGGGGTGGGTAAGGGCTGAAATTTGCTCTAAATAGCAACTTCGGCTTTACTTTGCCCCGGCCTTCAGATATAAGCGCCCGCAACGAACGATAGACCGACACTAGGAGTCTCAATCATGTCAGACACAACCAAGCGAGAACTCAACGCCGAAAACCGGCAGTTCTCGCTCACAGCCCAAGCAAAGTTCAGCATGGACGGAGCCGGGGAAAAGCGCCAGCGCAAGTTCAGCGGCGTGGCGTACTCGGGTGACGTCATCACTGGCCATTGGTACTGGGGCAGTGTGGTGTTTGACCTGACCACCATGAGCGTACCGGACAAGCTGCCCGCGTTGATTGACCACAGCCGGTCTCAGCGGTGCGGCTACGTCACTGCCTCCAGCATCAGCAACGAGGCTGGACTCACGGTGAGTGGCAACCTGCTCAGCAACGAATATGGCAAGTCTGTGGCGGAGGAGTCGGATGAAGGCTTCCCGTGGCAGATGAGCGTACATATTGAACCTGGCAGCATTGAGGAAGTGCTCCAGGGTTCCAACACAGTGGTCAACGGGCGCACCTTTGCTGGCCCGATCACTGTGTTCAAAAATTCGAAAATCGTCGAGGTGAGCTTCACCGCCACCGGATGGGATTCGAATACTTCCGCCGCAGCAATGTCGCGAGGCGGTGATACTTCACCCTCTTCACAAGGAGAAAGCGCAATGGACTTGAAGCAACTTCAAGATCGCGTTGC